AAGGGTTCCCGGTACTCCTTATACCCCTTCAGGTCTGGGACGTACTGGAGGAGTTTTGAGAGTGCTCTGGACTTGCCTCCGGGGTAGCGAAGCGGGGTCTTCAGGGATTTCATAGTCTGGGGCATTGTACTTCAGGTATTCACGAAAGATATGTTTCATTTCCCTCTCTGTCATACCACAGTGAGCGGCAGCATTAGGAAGGTTCATTGTAGCACGAAACAAACCATCGTTTGCTTCTTGTACATTTTCAGGTGTCGTCTTCTTCATTTTATTTAAACCGACAGGACATCATAATTTCAGTCAAGCAACACATGATAGAAATTTCTACATCAGGAACTTCTTTAATATCCCGTGACCAGTTACCAATAATCAAAGTTGCTTCTGGCACAGATGGATGTTCAAGGTGGTTGCGAAGTTCATCATACAACATTCGGAAAATAGTTGTTGGATCATTATTCAGGTTGTCGCAAACCCATCGTTGACAAACAGTATACTTTTTCTCCTTCAATGCAGTCATTAGACTTTGCACTGAAGAGTCTGGAATTGTTACCAGAATATCAGTATTAATTTTACCAGATGCAGAATGCCTCTGGAGTTCATGAATGAGTCTGCGAAGATCTGGATCATACTTAACCACCAGTTTGGCAAGAACCCTGCGATCATACTCTACATTGTTTTCATCAAGGATAACAGAGAGACGCTTTGCAATCTGTCCCAATAGTTCATTTCTACTACCAGCAACGTTGAAATCAATTACAGTGCAACGAGAATGAAGAGGTTCTCTAATCTTATCGACATAGTTACAAGTCATAATGAAACGACATGCATCTTGAAACTCTTCAATGGCAGCACGTAGAGCAAGTTGAACATCCTCTGTGGTGTTATCTGCCTCATCAATAATGATGACTTTATGCTTACCTTTATTTGTTAGAGAACGAGTTGTTGCAAAATCACGAATCTTACCTCGAACAGTATCAAGGAAACGACCCTCATCACTGCCATTGATTGTAAGGTAAGACACGCCAAGTTCTGCACAAAGTGCTTTTGCAACACATGTCTTTCCGATACCACCAGTTCCACAAAGAAGCATGTTAGGAATTTCACCTTGCTTCAAGAATCCATTGAAGACATCTTTGACTACACCTGGCAAGATGCAGTCTTCAACAGTTTTGGGTGCATACTTTTCCACCCAAAGAAATTTATCACTCATATCCAATCAGGTTTTCGGTTCGGTAGTTTAATATAATTATCCTTCACCCACGGTTTAGATGCAATATACATCTTGTATGCAGTGAAGGTGTCAATGCTTGTATCGAGTTTGAACTCATCAGGCATTGCTCTCACAAAAGGGGTAGTTTCTTTTCCAGAACGTCCTGTAGGATCTCCTGTAGGGAATATTTGTTTTGCAGCGCAAAGAGTTAGGAAGCAAGAATGTGTTTTACCATAACGTGCTGCGTATTCTTGGCATAGTGCAAACCCGTGAGCAAGCAACCATTGCCAGTTCATTACATATTCATTTGCCCATTTAGTACATGGGTGATTACGAAATGCACCTTTATCAGTTGCATAAGGTTCACCATTTGCTTTGGGCAACTGTCCAAATCCATGCCCCCACTTGTCAGATGCAACAATAGAAAGCATCTGACAACACTCTAGTGGCATCTTGACAATGTGTTTGTCAGGCAATACCCGAGCAGAAATCCATGGATCTGGGTCAGTTACAAAGATGTTCATTATTCTTCAAATGCAATTAGATACTGCAGGTCTAGGTCTTTATGTTGCCAACACGCAGCACCGCCGCCTGCTGTAGTAATGCTAACAGTATAATCCCCAGGAAGCATATGGAGGTTGCCAACCTTAACAGGAAATTCATAATCCCCTGTGCTCTGACCTTGAAGATCAATCGATGCTACAGTAGAGGTTTCGTTTTCTAGATCAGCAATATCGATTCTTACTTTACCACTAGAACTAGCACGAATCAATAGGTCATCAATCTTGTATGTAGTTCTAGTTTTTTGAATGTACGACAGATCTCTCTCATCAAGATCAAAAGTTACATCAGTAGATGGCAACTTAATTAATTCAGCAGGTGCTTCCTTTACTTGAATATTTTCACCAGCAAAATGGTACTTGATTCTCTTGTTACCAGATCGAATCACAACATAGTCTTCGCTTTCAAAGTCAAGAACAGGATCATCAAACAAGGCAATGCCCTGCAGGAACTGTGGTAGATCATAAATCTTAAAGTCTACAGGAAACTCTTCAGGGCAATTATACCATGCAATACAATCTTCACCCAAAGAAATAGTTTTGAGAGTGCTACCCTTAACTACCTTAAGAGATGTATATACAGACACAAAGTTGCGAAGAACTTCAATAGTTTGTTTGCAAATTTTAACTGTGCTCATAGGGAATCAAAATCTTTTAGTTCGGACAGGGATACACGTTTATGCTCGTTCATCTTTAAATCTTTCTCGTCCAACCAGTTGATTAGAAGGAAACAATAATGAATTACTTTGAATAGGTCTTTACGCCACTGACCTTTACTGGGTCTATCAACATACTTCTGGATATTACCAGCAAAAAATCCTTCACGCCAACGTGGGCGAATCTTCTCAACAGTTTGAAGTCCATCTTCATCACTGTAGTGCTGACTATATGTGGTCTTCACATAGTCTTCATACTCCTTGAGAAGTTTGTCTTCATTGAACTTAAACATCAATCCTCCGTAACATACTGTAGATCATCATGATAGCACATTTTTAGGTTGCCGTCAAGGTCTTCCACAAAAAGTTGTAGACCATGACCTCCCCTGATTTTTACCGCCTTCCCATCTTTCAAAAATGCAAGGTGGTTGACATAACCGTGAAACTCTTCAGACATTGCTTTTTTCAATACCCCTATACTATATTACAAAAAAAGGGAGACATCAGTCTCCCTGTACCACTTCATTAAGTGTCCGTTCGATGACACTATAGTTTTGAACTTTCTTCACTGATAGAGTTGCATCAAACTTATCTTCTAATCCTTCTTTATGACTGATGACAAACACGTTTGTTTTATCATCAAAGTTGCGAAGAATCCATCCGAGTTCACTGCTACCATTTTGATCTAGTGAACCGTCAAAGATTTCATCTAGGATAAGGAGATTAGTATCCACGCTATTCTTAAGTTTAGCAACACTGCGCCAAGTGAGCAGCAGAGCGATATCAATACGAGCTTTCTCTCCTTCGCTGAAAGATTCGTAAGAAAAGACATCTCGATATCTCGACTTAATTGTTTCTTCAAAACTTTCATCAAGGGTGAAGTTGACATAGAAATCCATGTTCTGTAGGTATTGATTTATAAGAGTATTCATGGTTGGTAAATACTTCTTAATAATGCTAGACTTAACTCCATTATCTTTAAGAAGAATTGCTGCTGCCCCAGCTGTGTTTAGGTTAGCGTTGATAGCGGTAGATTCTTTTTTTAAGGTTTCAAGTTTAGTTTCATTACTTTTAAGTTCTTCTCCTTTTGATTCAAGTTGATAGTCCTTTTTTTCCAAGGCATCAATATCCGCTGCAATTTTTTTAACATCGTTGTTATTTCTACGAATAATAGAATGACATAAAGAAATACCATGATTAGCGTCTGTCATTTTTTTAACAACATCTTTCATTAACTTATTGTTTGCTTCTACGTTAGCAATCATTTCAACAAGTTTTGTTTCTGCTTTGTTTATCTCATCTAGTTTACCACGAAGTTCTTCTTTACGTTTGATTTTAATATCATCCGTAATGCTTTGCGAACAAGATGGACATGTGTGATTTTTATCAAAAAATTCCCATTGTTGATTTGCCGTAGCAGATTTAGATTCCAGGCGACCTTTGACTTTATTAAGTTCAGAAAGATCGTGTGATGTCTTATAAGATTTTGACTCTTCTTCTAGTTTAGAAAGAATCATCTCATATTCTTTAATTGACATCCAGTTGTTAGAAGTTTCTTTTTCTAACCCCACAACTTGTTTATCAAGTGCAACTATAGTTTCTTGATCTTTTTCTTTTTGTTCTTTAATAAAAGATTTAGTCAGACTAATATTGTTATCAACAAGTTTGATTTCATTGTCTAGGTCTGAACGTTCGGTCTTAAGAATTTTTAGATGCTCTTTAAGTTTAACATTCATTGCAGAGAATACTTGAATATCAAGAATGTCTTCGATAATTTCTCTACGTTGTGCTACAGGCAGTCGCATGAATGGGACAAAATTAGAAGACCCAAGAACTACAATCTGTGTGAATGATTTGTAGTTCATCTTAAGAACAGTTTGTTCAAAGTTCTTTTGTTGATCTACCACTGTAGATTCTTTATTCCACAGCATATCATTACAATAGATTTCAAAGACTGCTGGTTTAATTCCACGCACCACTTTGTATCGATTTTTGTAAATCGAAAACTCAATTTCAACAACACAATCTTTGTCGTTAATACTGTTGACCAACATTGGTTTATTGATCTTACGGTATGGTTTTCCAAACAAAGAAAAAGTCAACGCATCTAGAATGGTTGACTTACCTGCTCCGTTTGTACCAACAATAATATTTGTTTTGTTTGCTGTGAGATCAACTTCAGTAAATGTATTACCAGTGGATAAGAAATTTTTCCATCTGATTTTTTCAAATGTGAT